AGAAAGAGAAAGGAGGATTATGCCATAAAGAAGCTTTCTGCTTCTGCCTCATCTTTTAAATCCTGTTGAAAGGATGTGTTTAATTTTTGTACTATACTATCAACGTCCCTAACAAATGATTGTTGTATCTGTTGATCGTATTTTTCTAAAGGTTGTGTTAATGATTGTACTATTCTAGCCATTAAATAAAACCTCCGTATCTATAAAAGTTTATTAATCCACCATCTGCAAGTCCCCAGCCTTCATAATCACCACGAGCTTCTTTTGCTGCAGAATGACTTATAGCTCCTCCGGCTATTCCTTTTGAAGTTTGTTGACCACCTCCGATATTGGTACCTCCACCGCCACCTTGTGCGCCTTGTCCTGAATATTGTTTAGTTGTTGCTATAGCTTTTGCTTTAGCTGCTTCCGCTGCTTTTGCTTTAGCTTCAAGTAACATATTAGTTGCTGCACTAGCTCCTGCATATTTTAATCTGTTTTTTAAATATGCCTTTAACATACCACTTAATTTTACACCTGGAATTCCTAACAATGCAGTCTGACCTTGTATTCCTGCATAAGAATTGTTTTCATCATATGTTTCTGGCAGTGCTGATTCTGGTTCATGGCCCAAAGGTATTCCTAAATCTTGTGGAACTAGGTCTTTAAAATAATCTCTTAAATAATCCAGTTCATTTCCTGGAGTTGGACCAATAGCTAATTTAGTAATTCCTAAATCTATATCAGGTATTATTGGATCATCGTAAGGTAATGCCATTATCTTCTCCCATCCGCTTGTATATCTAATCTAAAAGTTCCAAGCTTCCAGTGTTGTTTAATACTAGTATTGTCTACTTTTAAAGCTATCGCTCGCGCTCTTGCACGTGTATCTATTTTATCTGTAGTTGTTGAAGATGTAAATGGACCTAATGAAGAACTTGCTTCTGAATCTGTTGGATAGTTTTTCAAGTTTAATGTAACTCTTGCATCTCCAGTTTGAGATAAAAAATCTGGCAGTACTCTTCTAATTTTCATCATATATTCACCATCACCTCTTAAGTCTGCTCCACCACCTTGTGTTGCTGAAATATCAAAATCTCCAGACTGAATACTTGCAGAAATACCAGTTCTTGCTCCACCTTTAATTTGATCTTGTCCTGTTTCATGTTCATAGTAAACTGTAACACCATCTGTATTACCAACGGTTGAATCACTTGTAGCACTTGAATCATATTCAGTACCATGTGGTTTGCCAAATATAGAAGAATCAAACCAAGATGATCTAGCTAAAGAACTTGTAGTCCATACTGGTCGTTCAGGCGTTGAATCCATATAGTTATAAGTTACTGATCTATTATTAGATGCAGCACCACTACCAGGATAGAACCATGTAACTTCACCAAATAGGTTATTCAATCCTGCATAGATATGATTTTTAGGAACTGTATTAATATCGTCATAAACATAGTCTTCAACTAAACATGCTAAAGATTCTAGTTTACCAGTATATCTAAAGAAACCATTTTCTGACATCCAGTAAGCAGAACCATCAACCTCAACAGCTGCGTTCTTACCAATCAACCCACAGTTTGTTCCAACTTGTTGAAATGAAAAAGTAAAAGGAGCACCAACGAATCTCATAATAAACAAAGATGTATCAGTCCAAACGTAAATAGCATCTCGACCTCTTATAGCTCCCACGATCCGTGTTCCATCGGCCAGTCTTTGTGTACCAGCAGTATTGGTTGCTGAAGGTGCATATGATGTTGCTGCATTAATTGATTCTTGGTCGGAAAATCTAATGTACATATCATCTTGAGTTGAAGATGTTCCAATTGTGGTTTCTGTTCCAAAAAATACTAAGTGTCTATCAGGTGTTGAAACTAATGTTTGAACTGCTGCTGTTGGTGCATTAGCAACAATTGTTGCTCTTGTTGATGTGGCACCCGTTGCATCTGAATCCCATTCAAAAGTTGCACCATCAACGATAGTTGCAATAAGTTTATTGCCATAATTGTCCAAGGACCAAAGTCCTGGAGCTGTAATAATATCACCTGTTTGCGATGCACCCCATTTTGTATATTCAGAAGCATCAGTTACTGTTGCTCCATCAGAGTGCGCTGCAGCTGTCGTGTTATCCGATCCTCTAGTTAAACCTGATAAAGTTCCTGTACCAGTAGTGTTTGTTGTATAAGCAATACGCTCATCATTTATTAAAACTGTTCCTGAAGCAGGAAAACCTGTTGAATCATCTAATACAATACTACTTGAAGCATCTGTTAAAGCACCATCTAAAGTATCAAAAACTTCTCCAGCTACAGTACCTCCCCATAAACCTAGTCCCCAACCAGCTGCTGATGCCTCAGTTGCAGGTCCAATTGAATAAAAGTGTTGAACTCTTATTCCACCAGAAGTACTTGCCCCTGATCCAGATTCAGCTGATCCCATTTCAATTGTTAGCGTTGTTGAAGTTGGAACCGTTGTAACCATAAAATTGGTATCGTCAAAATCACCAGAACTAAAATCAGAGTCAGTAATAGCTGTAAAATTATCTAATCGAATAATATCATATTTAGATATATTATGATCAGATGAAAAAGTTAACGTAACAGTTGCATCACTTTGTGTTGTAGTAAAAGCATTAGTTAAAGTTGTTGTAGATTTGATAGGAGTAATGTCATAAAATGCTCCTCCAGAATATACATATAAAAATCTGTTTGTACCTAATGCGGCATACTTAATACCTGAAGCATTAACAAAATGATGAAGGGCTGTATTTCTACCTGTAAGAGTATTATCTCCTAATTGAGCCCAACCCCCTATTTTTTCAGGAGAGCCATATCTAAAACGAACATAATCACCACTAACCCATTGGCCTTCACCACCAGTCGCTGTGACTTGTTTATTAAATCCAGGTTGAAATCTTAATTTTTGTAGCATAATTATCTTGCGTTACAAGGTACTCCATTAGAATTTACGAACGGTGCTTCCGCAAACGCCATAAACACATAAGCATTATTAGATCCATTACATCTATCAGCAGAGCCATTCCATCTCCATTTGAAACCATTAGCAGTAAAATCGCAATCGTAATTAGTTCCCCAATCTGCTTCTGTTTGACTATTACTCATACAAAGAACTACATCAACAGGATTATAAGTATTAGCTCCTCTTGTATTATCAAATACTATCCATTCTCCAGCAGAAGAATTATCAGATCGCTTCACCATCAGCCAAGCCACACGAAAACCGGTGTAAATAAATGGTCCATCAGCATTTCCGTTGCCGGTGTAGGTACCGAATTTGCTAAAACCTTGTTTTTCTGCCCACAAATAGGTAACTATACCTGAATCAGTTTCATTTATATTTCCATTAGTACTTACTGAGAAAACGCTGGTCGTGGGTTCGGTGTCGTTCCATACACTTGTGCCACCAGAATCAAATGCATTACTTGTATTTGATTCTGCTGTAAATTCTGCACCTAAAGATCCATGTTGCATATGCCAGCTTTCAATTTTTTCTCTATTTTTAATCCAGAGCCATTTAGGCTTTGCAGAAAGTGAATGTGATATTGTTCTTGCAGTTTGATTTCCGGTAAATGTAACTATATCAAACCCAGCATCTGCTGTTTCTTTCCAGCACCAAGCTACATAACTATTACTACTTTGATTTACATTACCATGAGAAACAACTGTAAAGCCATCCGAATCGAAAGAGGAAAGCATAACAGTAGAAGTGTCATCATATTCTGCATCAGTATTGTTAGAAATTAAAGATTTAGAAGCTCCTCTTACAGCATCAAAAAGTCTGTGGTCTGCACTAGCAGCTCTATTTTTAATCCAAATCAAATCCGGTTGCATATTTTCATCGCCATCTAAAGTAATAGCATTAGAACTTCCGGTTCCAGTGTAAGTCTTAGTTTGAAAATATAATTCAGGATTGTCTATTGTTGTATAAGCTGCCATTTAACCTCCATCACTTCCCAAATTCTTCGTACATAACGCAAGAAAATTTTTACTTGCACTATCAAATGTTCCTGAACTTGGATCATATTCAAACGATCCATATCCATTTGCATCTGCGTTTCCTGATGAAACACTAAAAGCTGAACAACCACCAAAATTAAAATCCCAGACTTGAGATACATTTGTTGCATAATCTCCTACTGCTGGAAAATAATATCCAGTTGAACCATCTGCATCTGCCGTTGCTGATATTGAAATTCCTGTTCCACTATTTTGAACTGTACCATTCTTTGCAAAATATAATTTATTTGCATCACAATCTATATAAACTCCTACTATATCTCCAGTAGAATAACTATCACCATAACTTGAGTTGCTATTATTATTTCTTTTTTGACCATCTGCTCCGTAATAACCATAATCATTTACATAATTTCCTAATTCAGCACT